ACCGACGTTGCCCTTGTCGGCCTTGCCGGTGCCGCATACGGCATACTCAAGGTCGAGTAGATGCGCGCCGGTCGGGGCAAGGCCGTTGGTGCCGCCAACGACCGAACCAATGCCGCTCGTCTGCAAGATGCCCGTCGGCTCATTCGAAGAGCCGGAGCCGTTTACAACGCCCCGCTGAATTTCGATTGCGAGCGCCGCGCCCAATTCCTGAGCGACGAAAGCGTTGAAAAGCTCGGCCTGCAAAAGCAGTTGCGCGCTCACGTCAATCCAGACGTTTACACGCAACGGCTTCATGGCGAGTTGCTGAGTCACTTCCGTTGCCGTGCTACCGGCCGCATTTTCAGAAAGCCAACCGGCCGCCGCAACGGTGGTAGGATTGACCGAAGGGAAATTCACGTTGCCAACGAGGCCGGTGAACACGCGAGCGCCCAACCTTTCCAAGACGAGAGCGCCGCGCAGCGCAGCGCCGATTTCGGTAACACCAACACCAATCGTCATGCCGCCTTGCGTGCCGTCGTAGGCAACGCCGGTTGCGGTCATGGCGCGCGCTTCCCAATCATGGGCAAAAGGGATGATAACGCCCCGCTCCGTTGCCAGTGAGGGCGACACGGCAGCAAGCTTGCGTTGCTCTTCGTGTTGCTCGTTGTCGAGGGTGAGAGCATTGCGCTCGGTGAAGCTCTTGGCTAGGACGGCGAGGGATAAAGGCTGAGCAATCTTGGTTTTCATTCGGCGTTTTGGTTTTTACCTTGTTTCTTGGTGGCAGCGTTGCCGCCTGCGCCGCTATTGGGTGCGGCTGAGAAAATATCGCCCTCGGCGTCGGGCAGTTCCACGTAACCGAGCCCGCTACGGGCCTCGTTGCGCCTGATAAGGCCGCCATTCCAGAGCGTAGTGAAATAGACTGCCTGCTCTTGTGGCGATCCGCGCAGAAGATTTGAGTAATCGGTTTTGAAATACAGGCCGAGTTTCTTTTCCTTGGACGTAAGCAGCGAAAACGAAAGCTCCTCTTCCCAATTTTTCGCCCAAGGTTGCAGGGTGAAATCAACAAAACCGCGAGACATTTGCTCAATTCCGGAGCCCCAAGTTGTCGCCTTGTCGGTTGATTGCAGGAGGAAAAGCGGGATACGGAAATAGCGCGCGATTTCCTCAACCTCAAATTTGCGGGTAAGCAGCAACTCGGCATCCTGCGAGGAAAAGCCGGCGTCTTTCCAATCCACCCCACCCCACAAAAACGGAGTTTTGCCGGCGTTGGCCGCGCCTGCATAGAGTTTTTGCCAGTCGCCCAAAAACTCCTTGGCCTTTTCCGTGTTCATCGTCGGCCCGCCAACAAGCACGCCGCTCTTGCGGTTGCCGTTGTTGAAAGTCCGAGAAGTGAACTCCTGCGCGGCGAGTGAGAGCCCAAGCGTCTCGCGCAGCGCGCGAATGGGCGAAATGCCCATGAAGCCGTCAGTAGAGAGGCCGCGAATATGCAGTATATCGGACTGCATGAGCTCTTCGCCGGCCACCTTGTAAACCATTGTGCCCATGCTCGGAATGATTCGCGGCTGAATCTTCACCGGGGCAATCGGCTCAAGGGCAATCGGCTCGAAATATGAGTCCCTGCGAATTCGCGAATATGCGTTGCCACCAAGGCCGAGGCAGGTTTGCAGAAAACTCTTGTAGCGAAACGCCGTCTGCAAGGTGTTTGGCTCGCGGCCAACAATGTAATTCAACGGATGATCTAACACCGGCTCGTCACCCTTCCCCGTGCGCTGCATGACAACAATCGGGAAACTCGCGAGCGATTGAGAGAGAATGTTTATACACGCCGAAAACGCCGCAACCGTGAGCGAAGTGTTGTCATTAACGATTGATCCGGCCTTTGATTGCGTGCCGTAAATCTGCATCAACCAATCCTGCGGCTCTGTCAGTGTTGAAGTCTGCGCGCGAGTCTCGCCGGATTTTTGGACGCGACTACTCCGAGCAATGTCTTCCTCGTATAAGTCAATTGCGGTTCGCGCCTTTGCCACGAATTCAGAAAGCCGAGCGCGAGATTGCGGCGCGCAAGTATAATCATTTAAACGTCCCCATTTATTCCCCAAACGCTACTGTCGGCCACTTACGGCCCTTATAGGGAAACTCACATATCAATTGCCAAAACCCCCGCATCAACCTCGGCCGGCGAAAACTGCGCGCGTGCAAACGCCATTATCAGCGCCGTCGCCCCGTCAATCTTGAGCTCCGGCTTTTCCTTCCGAGGGTAAACGTTATCCTTGGCGTCTGTGTGCGCTACGACGTTGGAAAGGCACCAAGTAGTGATTGGGTTGCCGTCATGCACTACTTTCCCCGAGCGGATTGCAGCGTCTAGGCTCTTCATCGGCTCCGACATTTGGAGCACGGTTTGACGGAACTCAATCGCCGGCACGTTCTCGGCCATGAGCTCGTTTATCATCAACGTTGCTTGGAATGGGTCTAGTGCGACCTCGGCAACCGAGTACGCCTTGCAATCGTCAATGATTTCGTCGCGTACCTGCCCCAAATCAACGATATTGCCGGGGGTGGTAGTGAGCCAGCCCTCGGCCGCCCATTTCCTGTAGTGCTGATTTTCGGGCAAATTCGCCCTGCTTTCGGGGAGATAGTAGCGTGAGAAAACGTAATACTTCCCCTCGGAGAAAAACACTTGGGCGATTGCCACAAGGTCAACCTTGCTCGCCAAGTCGCCGCCCAAGACGCAACGCTTGCCGGCGAACAAGCCACGATCCAAGCCGGGCCGCAGGCACTTTTTCCACTCCTCAAGGTTGAAGAATGCCATATTCGCCGTCACCCAAACGTTTAAATGCTTCGTCTTGAACGCGCCTTGCTTGCGGGCCTCGCGCAGAGCGGCAGCAAGGTCGGTGAGGATCGTACCCGGCAGCACCGACACGCCCCAATTGGGATTCGCCATTTTAAGCGCCGCCTCGGTCTGCCAGTCGTCCGGATCGTCAACGGTGTATAGCAAAACGAAGTGCCTTTCGTCTGAAATGACGCCTTGGACAATCTTCTCAGCTTCGTTCCAGTGGTCCTTACACGGGCCGGCGATGTTTAAACCTGCCGTAGAAATCACCAAGAGCAACGGTTGCTCGCGGGCTCCCATGCCCGTTTTGAACGTGTCGTACTGCTCGCTTGTCGGGTGTTCGTGGTACTCGTCAATGATCGCACAATGAGGGCTCGCGCCGTCACCGGGCTTGCCAATCACCGGCTCAAATTTGTCGAGGCTGCCCCCACTCTGCCGGATCAGGGAGCGCGCATTGATTTCAACGCCGAGCTCCGAGGGAAGTAGCGGCTCCGAGAGGCCAAATTGCCGGGCTATGCCGAATACCTCCCATGCCTGCTTTTCCGAGCCGGCACCGCAATAGACCTCTGCGCCGGGCTCCCCATCCTTGGCAAACATCCACCAACCAATAGCGCTCGCGAGCGTTGACTTGGCATTTTTACGGGGGAGAAACACCGTTGCCGACGTAAAGCGACGCAAGCCGGTATCCCGAAACACCCAACCGAATATATTGCATATCATCAGGCATTGCCACGGCTCCAAGCGTATGCGGTTGCCCGACGGGTTGAGCGGGTCCTTCCGAGCCCATTTGCCCTTAACGTGGGGCAGCAATTGGATGAAGTAGCATACCCGCTCGGCCTTGTCCTTGTCGTACATGAATTCCCCCCCTTTCTCGTACTTCGCCAAGTCGTCTAGGAATCGCTTGCAGGCCCCAATGACCAGCTTGCAGACCTTTAAACGCCCCGACACAACATCGCGGGCATAAGCCTCGGCCATTGCGCAATGAGGGTACTTTATCTTAATGACTACCTTGCGCTTAGCAGTTTCCGAAACTGAGGGCTTTGCCTTTTTCGTTTTCATTGGAGGGTATGGCTTTGGGCTTTGATCGGCTTGAGGGTGTCATGCCGAATTGCTGGTACAGGGAAGAGGCAAGCGCCATAGCTTTCGGGTCAATCTTGGCGCTGCCAACAAGTGCGTAAATGTTTCTGATATAAGCTACTGTGATAACAAGCAACGCAAGCTGCCCTCGGTCGGAATCACCAAGCACGCCGGGCAAACTCTCGGCAACAATCTCATCCCAAATAGCAACCTCGGCCGGCTGGAAATTGGCAGGCGCATTCCCTATCGGCCCGTTGGGATTTACCTCCCCAACCCGCTCAAGTGCGCGCTGCGGGTCC